TTTACGTCTCTGCCTGTTACTTCAGCAGCAGTTTTTCCTACTTCTGTAAGATTTATATATTCAAATGGAATTCCCAAGATTCGCAATTCTTCTTTTGCCATCGAACAGAATGGACAGTCATTCTTACCATAAATAATAGTAGCTTGATCATCAGCACCTTCAAGTTTTACGCGTTCAACTTGTTCAGATACATTTTCAGCTCTTGACTTTGCTTCAGTGCGAAGGTAGTATAGACCTTTAAGACCACCAGTCCATGCACGAAGGTGAGCTTCATTCACATAAGATTTGTCACAACCAGCTGGAAAGAAAATGTTAACAGACTGACCTTGACAAATATACTTTTGTCTGTCAGCTGCATGATCTACAACCCAACGCTGATCTAGTTCTTGCGCAGTTTTAAATCTTGCTTTTTCATCGTCAGACAAAAAGCTTAAATGTTGAACAGAACCTTTGTTAGTAATAATGCTTGACCATGTTTCATTATCGTTACGATCATAGCTTTCAAGCACAGGTTCTAGATACTTGTTCTTGACAAGAAAGCTACCAGCGCGTGTTCTATGTGTATATGCATTTGCCTTCATCGGTTCGATAGAAGGAGAAGTAGACAAAATGATACCTGAACTAGCGTTGGGAGCGATTGCAAGAAGGTGTGCATTGCGTCTGCTAGTTCCAATACCATCAGGATATTCTCCTCTTTCTTCAGCTAACACAATAGTCTCTTTGTCAGCTTCTGTTTTAATAAAGCAAAACACTTCATCGTTTATTTGTCTTGCTTCTTCTGATTCCCATGCAAGACCTTTTTTCTGTAAGAGACTGTGGAAGCCCATCGCTCCAAGACCAATTGATCTTTCTCTTGATGCTGAGTATCTGGCTCTTTCGATTTCGTTAGGCGCATTCTCAACGAAGTATTCAAGCACATTGTCGAGCATGCGAATAAGATCGCGGACAATGTTGGTGTCTTTCCAATCGTCATAGTACTCCAAGTTAAGAGACGATAAGCAGCATACCGCAGTGCGGTCTTTAGATGTGGGTAAATGTATTTCGTTACAAAGGTTTGAACCATGGATTTTTAATCCTAAATCTTTTAAGCTCTGTGGCAGATCCTTGTTCGCAGTGTCAATAAAATTAATGTAAGGTTCACCTGTTCTGAAACGTACTTCTAAGATACGTTCCCATAGTTTGCGAGCTTTTACGACTTCTTTGACTTTGTCATCTTTTGGATCTCTTAAATTAAAATCTCCATCTGTAATGACAGCGTTCATGAACTCGTCTGTGATATTAACAGCGTTATGAATATTAAGTGCTTTGCGTTGTACATCACCCGTTGGAATGCGGATAGACAAAAATTCCATAATGTCTGGATGCGATACATCCATGTAAGCGGCATAAGAGCCTTTACGTGTTTTACCTTGACGGTATGCGATCATATCAGCATCTACCGTGTGAAGAAAAGGAATAGGACCAGGTGCGATATCACTTACTGTGCGAACATCGCTCCAGTGACCACCAACACCACCACCAAAAATGCTTAACCATCTCAACTCAGATGAATGACCAATAAGGCCTTCAAGAGTATCAGGAACATAAGTAAGGAAACATGAAATAGGTAAACCTTTATCTGACTTCTTACCATTTGGTGCATTTGAAAGTACTGGACTTGCGTACATAAACCATTTATTACTAACATAATGATAAAGACGCTCTGCTAATTTCTTATCTAATTTATCTTTGTATTTTGCCCAAGCTGTAGAAGCTCTTGCATATGCTTCTTGTGGACTATCTTCATAATCAAGTAAATAAAAGTCTTTGAGCATTCCAACTGCGTATTCAGTTAGCAGCTCGTCTTTTGATTTGTCTATTTTTAGATTTTTCATAATTTTCTCTTATTGGCCACATTACGTTGAAAACGCATATTTAGGTTATACTCTTTTCCAACTGTTTAATTTAATTTTAGCTTGAGCGCCTTGAAAGTTATTTTCTGATATGATTTGTTCAACGTTATGTCCAGCTTGTACCATATCATTAATATCCTTCTCAACAATGTTGTCTGGCCAGAGGACGATTCGAAAACCGTCTTTGATAAACTTGTAATATTTGGAAACGATTACTGCGTTTCGCGGTTCATTATCCAGACACAGTATGATGTCTTTGTTTGATTCAAGATATTTATTACTGCCAATGTCGGAACCAGCCAATGCCAGTGAATTTTTTATAAAAAAACTATCGATTGGACCTTCACAAACAACGGTTGTTTTATCTTTGTTCCATCTTTCAAGACCAAAGATCTTATCCTTGTTTTTGTCAAGCATGACTGTAATATATTTAGGAGTAGCATCATCAAGAGACCTTGCTTGAAAAGCAAACATCTTACCATCTTCGTCTCTGAATGGAATGATTAGTTTTGGTTGTCCGTCTCTGAAATCTTTTTCATAAGAGGTCCCATGAAGTAGTTTTCCAAGGCGCTCAGTAAAGTAGAGATCATCATAAAACCGACTAGGGATGTCCCGATTCCGTACGAATCGTAGAGAGTTATGGTTAGACTCCAGGTCGCTAAGCCTCTCGCAACGAGCCAAGATAGTACTAAAATCGTGAGAGACCGAGATTGTAGTGTTACTAGAAGTATGGCGCTTAAAATTAGAATTACCGTATCCATTTTTTACCTTCTCATATGTTAAGCTACGCTGGCAGTCAAAGCACAGAAACATTTCTGTGCCATCATCTTCATAAGTAAAAGCCTGCGACTTGCAATAAGGACAATTTATATTCGTAACCATTCATAGATTATACTATGCGACGATCAAGAATTTTTGTCAAGTCTTTCTTCTTTTTCTTTTTCTTTCCGAGAGGATTTGGACCGGTCGGTCCAGCAAGACCAGATGCGTTTGCATCTGCATTAGTGGTCGATGGGTTGAAACTACCACCAGCTGTCATAGCTTCGTCAATTGCATCTTCCCAAGCTTGCATAAAGCCTTCTTTGGTAGAAAGATCATAATCAGATGTAGGCATAAGACCTTGATCGTTTAAACGTTCTATGAGATGTACAGCAGTTTCATCATTCTTTTCTGCTTCAATATGTTCTTTCAATAAAGCTAAAGCTGCTGCATACGAGGCAATTTGCGACTTACCACCTGGTACTTTACCTAAAGTCTTTTTAAGATTAAAAACAAGGCGATCTAAATAAGTAAATGATTGGTTTTGCTTGGAACTGCGTTCTCTTGATGGAATTAAAACTTTGCCATTCTTATCGATGACACCGTTTTTAAAAGCATCTGTTTTATTAAACGGCGTAGTTAGTTTTCTTAGAATTCTAAAAACTACCACTGTATCGATAATATTTGACATTTACAATCTCAGTTCTTTTAGCATTAAAGCTGTTCTAGTATTAAACATGATATCGGGCATTTCATTGGATTTACTAAATCCTAAATATGTAAAGACAGTTTTAAAAACTGATACTTCTTCATCATTGCAACCCATGGTTAACATTTTCTTTGCTGCATTCATTTCGAATACATTCGTAAAAAGAATAATATGATTCAACAAAAGGCGAATATTTACTTCTTTTTCACTCAGCATCTTTTTAGCTAGTTTTCTAGCATATTGTGCTTTCCGCAAATCTTCATAAAATTCATCTTTTGAGAAACAGCTTTTGTTTAGATATGATTCAAAAGCGTAAAACTCGTAATTCTTCTTGTTTAGTTCCATCTACTCCGATGTCGGTACATCATCATTTAATTTAGTTTGCGGATCCATTTCAACTGTATCAGATTTTCCGCTTACCTCTACCTTAGTAGGTTTTTGAACAATATCTTCGGCATCTTCAGCATCTTTATTACCAATTGCTACATTTCCACCAGGCATAGGTGCGGCAGCAGGCATTGGCTGATCCATGTCTTGTTCAGCTTCTTTTTCGTCGTCTGATTTTTCAAGAGGATTCATACCTTTTGAAATCTGCTCACCTTTATCTTCTTCTTTAATAGTAAATTCGTTTTGCAGATCGAGCATTAAGCTCGTAAATTCATCAAGATTACCACTTGATTCAGCAATTAGATTTTCAATAGATTTTTTCATGTTATTCTCCGTATAGTATTTATTAACCAAAGAAGCTATCTAGTGTTAATCTTTTCTCTACAGACCAACCGATAGGATCAAGAATGCCTTCCATTGGATCAAAGATAATCTTTTGAAACATTCTTTCATAGTCTACATAACGTCTTGCGTCAAATTCGTTTGGAATAGAATTAAGATAAGATAGTACTTCAGCTCCAAGAGAGTTTGGCTCACGCAAGTAAACAAACTTACCTTTTTCGCCATTGTTGATAGATTCCCAGTCTTTTGTAAGATTGTGTCTTGCAAGAAGACGATTGAATAGAATAGCACCACGAATGTGAGGTGGTGTGCCTTTCTTGTAGCCAATATTGTCATTGCGTGGAGTGTATTGCCATACGTTATTCATAGTACGAGGCATAGCAATATCTTCAGCAGGAAGATTTACAAAATCGCGTTTGTAATCAGCTATAGCTTTTTGAACTGTTTCTTCGTCTTCATTCAAAACTAGTTTAATCATATCCAACAAAGGTTTACGACAGCCTTGAGGTGTGGAAGAACGAATAGCATCAAGACCTTGAATCTTTTGATATGGTTCTTTATGGCGAACACCTTCTGTATCCCAAACATTCATAGCATACCGCTTTTTAGCAGTCCAGAAAGCCGAATCAGCAATGCATTCTCTACCCATTACCATCTTTTGTTCATACACATTTTGATATTTAGCAACACGATCGAATTCATCATCTAAAGCTTTTTGAATTTGTTCATCGCCAATTTTATCAAGAATGTCTACGATTTGATCTGTAGTTTTATCTGAGAAGAATTTATCTACCAATGGTTGTAGGTTTACATAGTTAGAATCCGTATCAATTGCAATAACATAGTCTTTGTTTTTCGTATCACAAACTTTGTTCATGAATTCATTGATTGCTTTTTCAGCACGTTGAATGACAAACTGTCCAGACAAAGTAATTGCTTCACCAAGACGTGTATCGAACCAACGATAATACTTGTTTGTGATAGCACCATAACCTGAGTTTAGAAGAATCTTACGAACATGTTGGGCAAGGTTAAGCTTAGTAGAATCTTCACCACGTTTTTGCGCTTGAATCATACGACCTTTGATTTCTTTACGCTCATCGTAAAGCTGACGCATAACACTTGGAATAATACCTTCTTTGTCTTTTCGAAAGCACCAGCCAGCGGCTGATACAGCATTATCACCATAGCTTTCATACTCGTGATTTTGCAAGAAAGAATTAAGTCTTTGCTCTTTAGATTTTGTAGGCATAACTTGTACGCCATCTACAAGAGTTTCAGGCGATATGTTGTACTGCATTATAAGGTGAGGATATAGCGAATTCAAATCAAACGACATAATCCAACCATGTTTACCGACTTGAGGAGTCTTAACAAAGCCACCAGGAATTTGTTCAGTCATACCATGTTTAGGAAAATTGTATGGAGGAATCTTGTTTTCTTTTTGAAGTTCTTTGTTAATAAGAGCATCCCAAGTTTTAACAACACCACCAACATCTTCAAAGTTAATACCAGCTTTGTAAGCAATAGCAAACTGTACATCAAGTAAACCAAGTTTATCATCAAGTCTTTTTACAAGATGCGAATCTTGAATATTGTAATCAATAAACTTTTGGAAGTTTGTAAAGAATAACTGGTGAAGACCAGATACTTCAGAGTGGTCAAGCTTACGTTCACCAAGTTCGATGTGAGCAATATGATCTAGACGATACGATTCTTGCACAGCATTTTTCTTGTAACGGTCAAGGTAATCGATATCATCGATACCAGCAATATCAACCATAAGTTCTTTACCACGAAGAGAATTGTATTCTCTTAGACGAGTAGAACCCCAAGGCGAAAGCTTGTTGATATCATAACCAAGTTTAGACATGCGATTAAAGATATATGGCATATCAAAGTTTTTAGTATTCCAACCAGTAATTACTTGAGGATAGCAATCAGTCCAGAATTTCATGTACTTGTTAATAAGTTCACGTTCAGACTGGCATTCGATATAGACTACTTTATCAAGCAATTCATCAGGAAGTTCTGATTTAGTAGAACGCCATTGGCCATTACCGAAAGTAACATACTTATCTGTAATAGAATCGTGAATACAAATAGCAGTGATAGGATAATCAGCTTGTTCTGGTTCAGGAAAGCCTTCATCAGATGTTACCTCAATATCTAAAGTAAACACTCGAATGTCTTCGCGTTTCCAATTAGATTCAGCATCAGCATAGTTTTCGATACAGTATTGGGAGTTAAAGAAAGGAAAGCCATAGATTTTAAGGTTAGTACCTTCATGCTCTTTGGCAAAGTTTCTTGCATCTGTCATATTATCAAATGCGATTGGCTTTAGATTGTTGTCGTAAATATCTTTAAAGGCTGAATTCTTATCAGTTTTAAGATATAACGTAGGTTGATATTTAACACGAGATCTAAACTCTTCGCCATCACGAATGCCGCGAATAAGCAAATTAGAACCGTAGACATAGACATTTGTATAATATTCATTACTCATATATGAGTTATACAACGTCTAATGATTATTTTTTACCGATTGTGTAATTAGATTTAAGTAACCATTCGTCTTTCTCTTTGAAAGGAATGATCTTTACTTTTTGTAGAGATGCTGGTTCAGCTTCAGAAATGCAGGTGCATAAGCCCCATTGTTCTAAAAGCTTTGCAATTCCATTACGACGTGCAATGTCTTCATCGCTAATAATTCTGTCAAAACCATCTAACTTAAAAAGTTCGCGATAATGACAAACATAATATTTTCCTCGCTTATGCAGAATATGACAAGTTTGAACTAACTTTTTGTCTCTCGACTCCAGTCCAATTCTTGTTAAAGTTTCTACAATTTTAAGGAAATCATCTCGTTCTTTTAATTCAATTTCCATTAATGAATCTAGCATAATTAATTTTTTTTCTATTTACTAGATCCGCCTATGGTATTTATATTATTCGTTATCAATCAAAACTAGATCGAATATAGCGCCGGCGCCCATAGCTGCACCACCTTTTGCTCTGACTTCTACATCTGTTTTTGCAGGAAAAACAAGTGGTACTTCATATTCGTATGTGACTGGCGTTGCAAATGTACCAAACTGAGCCTTTACATTAAAGATACCATTATCATTATGTGCACGTGTTCGAATCTGAAAGATTGCATCTTGTGATTTGTCCACTGATCCCATGAAGTGTGTAAGATACCCAGTTTTACCGGCTGGAATGGTATACAATGCCATCAAAGTTTGGCCATTTGTTTCAAGTATTTTTGCAAGAGCAACATCACTATCATTTGCAATAGTAATTATGCCGGCATTTTCTGTAGCCGTTGGATGTGTTTTCACAAGTGCACGAAATATGCGAAGGAACTTTGTTGTACTATCACTGCCACCCACGGTAAGTGTCTCATATGCAAGATTATAATCACTGTCGAGACCTTCAATTTCTACAGTTGCTGTGTTGTCATCTGTGTCATCGCTTGTTACTCTTACGACTTGTGCATATGAATTGTATGTGTATGTAGTAGAACCATCCCAAATCTGTTCAAAACTTGTATGAATGCCTTCATTATATCCAAACTTATTAAGATGCGTTGTGCCAGTAATTTTTCCTGCAGCAACATCAAAGTAGTAGTTATTACTGGCATCTGAATCACCAGTTTGTTGAAAGAGATAAGTCATACTATTCTCCAGCTTCCTCTATGATAGACCATCGTAATGCCACCATTATCTATTTTTAAAACAAATCCACTAGGATCGTTATCCACATTTCCAGAGACTGTGATTGGGTTTCCTGAACATTCTCCGCTTTCGTCTTTAATTCGAAGTTCGTATCCTTCAGGAAATCCTGGATACGTTGGAAGAGTAATTGTAACTGGGCCAGCATAGTTAATACCTATGTAACTATCACCACGTCTAGCACTATATGATGAAGTTGTTACATATTTTGTGCGTGGTGTATCAAGATAGTCTGGCGCTCCGGAACCACCTAGTCGTAGTCCTTGTAAATCTTTTTGTACTATCTTTCTGAAGTTTTTGTTTTCGTCTTCAGTTTTACGAATAAGCTGTTCTAATTCTTCTTTTAATGGCGTAATATCAGGTGTAATACCATCTTCACCCTTTGGACCTTGAAAACCTTGCGGTCCCATACGTCCAACAGGTCCAGCTTCGCCAATAGGACCAATTTCACCTTGTGGTCCTGGAATCATAGACATTTTAGCAGCCAAGTCTATTGCCTTAGCAATTTTTTCAGCTTTTTCTTTGTTTAACTGAGTGTGTTGCTCTTGAAGCTTTTGCTCGGCTTTTTCAATAATACTAGCAATTAGTTCTGCTTTATCTCTATGGTCCATAGATTATTTATTATTTTTTACGAAGACCACCTTGTTGCGCATCTACTTTAGAACGAATTTGAGAAATCTGATCATC